AATAATAATGCAACAGATCCAGGTATCGCTACTGATTCAATTACAAGTTTTTCAGGCAATCTTAGAGCAAGACAACAATCTTTAGGTTTAGGAAATATTTTACCTGGTGCTGGTGTTATGAATGCTATAGGAGCATTAAGAGATACCATGATAGGTAAACAAGTTATGGGAACTAAAGATAAGAATAAGGTACAAACACCTCAAGCAACTTTAGCAACTAATGATAGACCGCAACTTTGTCCCGATGGAACTTATCCTCCATGTAAAACACCAGGAACTCAAAAATTTGAATACGGTGGTAGTGTTGTGATATCATCTAACGTAGATAAAAGTTTATTATGATTAATAAAAAATTAACAAAAACAATTCCTCCTAAGAAAGGACCGAACTCACAAGTTCCTCCTATTAAATTAAACATGGGTGGATGTCCTAATAGAGAAGCTACCGATAAAAATATATATCCAGGTAATAGCTCAATACAAGTAAAAGGTTTTGGATTTCAGGGGGTCAAATGATATTTAAAAAACTTGCAAGATTTATTTGGTGTTTATTTTTTCCGCCAATAATTTATAAAGAAAAAATTATAGAAAAAGAACATTGTAATCGACATGAACAATTTAAAAAAGGTTGTTCAGAATGTAGAGGTTTAAATGGTAGCTAAAATTGCAAAATACATAGGAAGTCAAATTGCAAAAAGAGTTTTAAAAAATAGACCTGATCTTCATAAAAAATTTGATGATATTATGAAAAATGATGTTGATGTCACTATGTCTTCTGAATCACAAATATCACAAGGATTAAAGATTTTAAGAGAACAAGAAAAAGGACTGTCTGGACTTACTAAAAAATCTAAGGGTGGATTACAATTTAAAGGTAGCGATTATTATAAAGATTTGTTATAAATCTTAATGTTTGAAAATTTTTCTAAAAAAGAACAATTAATATTTTTATCGGGTGTATTTGAAGGTGAGGGTTGGTTTGGTGTAAATAGATTTGGAAACCGAAACCCTGTAGCTGTTTTAGAAGTTCAAATGTCTGACGAAGACGTTATAAAAAAATTTCAAAGATATTTTAATTTAAATAGTAATATTTGGTTTAGAAAAAGATCTAAAAAACATTATAAAGATATGTGGAGATTTTGGCTTAAAGGCACACGTGCTTTACACTTCATGGAGGAGATGTTACCCTATTTAAGTATAAGGAGAAAAGAACAATATTACAATGTGGTTAAATCTATTGGGAATGGCCCTAAAGACTGGAGCTCACCTATATTCAAACAAACAGAAAACCAAACAAGCGATGTCTGATGCTGCGTTGAGGAATGCAGAAATGCAAGCTCGCGGCGAATTAGAATATAACGGTAAATTATTAGAAGCAAGGCAATCGGACTGGAAGGACGAATTCATATTAATTTTACTTTCAGCCCCTATACTACTTCTTGCGTGGGCAGTTTTTTCGGATGACCCAACTGCAATGGACAAAATGAAATTGTTTTTCGAATATTTCTCACAACTTCCGTTCTGGTATCAAACCATATTTGTCGGAGTAATTGCGAGCGTGTACGGACTTAAAGCTACAGACTTGATTAAACGTAAGTAAGTGATATACATCACCTATGATTAGAGGTGATAGTTCAGAATACGATCTATTAGAAAAATGGTCAAACTTTGATTGCCAAGGACACAAATCTTGTGAGATTGGTGTTAGAGAAGGTTTGGGCTCTAAAATAATTTTAGACAATATTAAAAATAATTATATTCATGTTGGTGTTGATCCTTATGGTAATTTAAACTACCAACATTACGATCATACTCCATCTTATACTTGTGATTATACTGATGAGATGCGTGATACTATGTTAAATGATTTTTATAAATACAGAAATGCTGGAAAATTTGTATTATGTAATATGACGGATACCCAATTTATGAATGATTCAGAACATAGATTTTCAACATTTGCTTTTGTTCATTTTGACGGTCCTCATATGACTAAAGATGTTATAACTGAGGCAGTTTGGTTTGCAAATAGAACTGCGCCTAATACAAGATATGTATTTGATGACTACACTAAATATGAAATGCCACTAATAGAAACTATATTGAAAAAATATGGTTTTTCTACTGTAGAACAAGGAAAAAATAAAATTTTATTAGAAAAAAATGAATCTTGATTTAGATACACTACAATCCATTAGACATTACATCAAAAAACAGATAGATAAGACTAAAGAGGATTTGGTGTACCATGTAGACACCATCGACAACCTATCGTATTCTAGAGGGAAACTCAGCGCTTTAGAAACGCTGCTACAGGATCTTAAAGACCTGCAGAGAAACGAGGAGAATGTCGATGACGATAATAACACCTGATTCCACAATTGTTGGGATCAATAAAATAAATGGTGGGGCTGCACCAGAATCAAAAGAACAAGCCATACCTACTGATCCAGAAGGTATTCAAAAATATCTCGACCTTATACCAAAACCAGTTGGTTATAGACTTTTAGTTAGACCTTACGCAGGTCCGAAAAAAACTAAAGGTGGAATAATTTTAACTGACAACTCAAGTGAGCTTATTCAAATGACAACCGTAGTCGGTCTTGTTGTTGAAATGGGTGATCTTTGTTATGCGGATAAAGATAAATTTCCAAAAGGTCCTTGGTGTAAAAAAGGACAATTTGTAATCTATGGAAGATATGCTGGATCTAGATTCAAAACAAAATACGGTGAACATCGAATTTTAAATGACGATGAAATCATCGCAACAATAAGTAAACCAGAAGATATTCTGCATTTATATTAAGGAGGAAACATCATGGCTGATGCAAATAAAAACCCTGAAGTAGAAATCGATCTTGACGATGTAAAAGATACAGATGTTAATATTGAGGAAACAAAACAGGAAGAATCTAAAGAACCAAATTTAAATGTTGGTGAAGTAGATTTAGGTTATACTGATCATGACAAAGAGCAACCAAAAGAAGAAGTTGCTTATGAAGTTCAGGAAGAACCAAAACAAGAAACACAAACAGAGCAGAAAGATGATTTTGATGATTTATCAAAAGTATCTGATGCAGTCAAAAAAAGAATTGATAAACTTACAAGAAGATACAGAGAGGCTGAAAGAAGAGAACAAGCAGCTTTGGATTTTGCAAAAGGTTTACAAAAAAAATATGATGATTCGCAAACAAAATACGATTCTGCGGATGAGAAATATTTAAAAGAATTTGATGCTAGAGTTGATGCTCAAAGAGAACAGGTAAAAAGAAAGCTTAAAGAGGCTATTGAAGCTAATGACGCAGATGCGATCATGCAAGCTAATGACGAGCTTACTCAATTAACTGTTGAAAAAGAAAAAGCTAGAATTAAGATGGCAGATAGAGAAGCTAGACTTAAACAGCTTGAAGAGCAAAAAAATAGCGTCAAAGAAGAGCCAAAATACTCAGAAAGAGACATTGTCCCTCAAGAGCCTAGTTCTAGGGCTAGAGAGTGGGCTGGCAAAAACACTTGGTTTGGTAATGATAGAATCATGACCACTGCAGCAATGACTATACACGAAGATCTAGTGGGTATGGGTGTTGATGTTGAAAGTGATGAGTATTATAATGAGATAGACAAACGAATGAAGGATAATTTCCCTCATCGTTTTGCTGTTCAAGAGCAACGAAGACCCGTCCAAAAAGTTGCTTCTGCTGGAAGAACTCAGCAGGGACGTAGATCTGTGAGACTCACCAAATCACAGGTGGCTATTGCCAAAAAATTAGGGGTGCCACTAGAAGAATACGCTAAATACGTGAAGGAGGTACAGTAGTATGAGCGATAATAAAAATAGAACTTCACGCGCATCTGAGGAACTTAAAAATTTAAGAAATAAACCTTGGACGCCACCATCATCTCTGGATGCACCACCTGCGCCAGACGGTTATGTCCATAGATGGATCAGAACCGAAAGTATGGGTTTTCAGGATACAGCAAATGTATCTAAGAAAATGAGAGAAGGTTGGGAATTTGTGAGAGCTGAAGAGATTAAAAATCAACTCGGTGATCACTCTTATCCAGTCATAGCTCAGGGAACTTACGCAGGTTTGATCGGGGTTGCTGGCCTTGTGTTGGGAAGGATACCTGAAGAGATCGCAAAAAGCCGTGCTGAGTATTTCAAAAGAATTACTCAAGACAGAGTCGACGCGGTAGACAACGATGTCATGAAGGAACAACGACCGGAGATGCCTATTAATATTAGTAGACAATCTCGCGTAACTTTTGGTGGTGGAAATAAATCCTAATTATTTGGGAATATTCACTCCAAAGTAAAAAGTAAACAATAAAAGGAGAAAATAACTATGGCTAATGTAGCTGAAAAATATGGTCTTAGACCAGTAAGAAAGTTAGATGGCTCTCCATTTATTAACGCGCAAAACAGATACAGAATTGCAGCGAACTATGGAACACCAATTTACCAAGGTGACTTGGTAATACCTGTTACAGGTGGTGGAATCCAAAGAGCAGTTGCAAATACTTCTGAAATGGTTGTGGGCGTTTTTAACGGAGTGTTCTACACAGATCCTACTACTCAGAAGCCTACTTGGAAAAACTATTATCCAGGAACAGTTAACGCTAGTGACATTGTCGCTACCGTTATTGATGATCCAAATGTAGTTTATTCAATAGACTCTGATGGTGCGTTCGCAGTAGCAGACATCTTTAAAAACTTTGCAATAACAAACGCCGGCGGTAGCACTCAAACAGGTATATCTCAAGTTCAATTGGACTACAGTGTATCTGGTTTAACAACAAGTGGTACTGTGCTTCAAGCAATTGATATATCGCAAGATACAAACAATTCAACAGCTGGAAGCGTGAATGTGGATGTGTTAGTTAGAATTAACAAACACTTCTATAGTCAAGGCACAGGCATATAATAGGAGTAAATAAATATGGCTATATCACGATCACAACTAGTTAAAGAACTAGAGCCAGGTTTAAATGCACTATTTGGCCTGGAATACAACAGATACGACAATGAGCATGCAGAGATCTTCATGGCAGAAGCTTCAGACAGAGCGTTTGAAGAAGAAGTTATGTTATCTGGCTTTGGCACAGCAGCAACTAAAGCTGAAGGTGCTATGGTCACTTTTGACCAAGCTTCTGAAGTATACACTTCAAGATACACTCACAATACTGTGGCGTTAGCATTTGCTATCACAGAAGAGGCAATTGAAGATAACTTATACGACAGATTAGCGGGCAGATATACAAGAGCTCTTGCTAGATCAATGGCGCAATCTAAACAAATCACAGCAGCGAATGTATTAAACAATGCGTTTGATACAGGAGGAAGCTACAATGGAGGTGACGGTAAAGCACTTTGTACTACTGACCACCCATTAGCTAGTGGCGGAACGTTCAGAAATGAACTTTCAACTGCTTCTGACTTGTCAGAAACATCATTAGAACAAGCGTTAATCGATATCGCTGCGTTCGTAGATGAAAGAGGATTAAAGATCGCTCTACAAGGTAGAAAATTGATTATTCCAAAAGAATTACAATTTACTGCTGAGAGAATCATGAAGTCTCCATTGTCTACAACAGCGGGCATTGCTAGTTCAACTGGCTTCGCTAAAAACGACATCAACGCTATGATGAATATGGGAATGATCCCAGAAGGTTACAGAGTCAATCATTTCTTGACTGACACTGATGCTTTCTTCATCATGACTGATGCGCCTAATGGTTTGAAACACTTTGTAAGATCGCCAATTAAAACAGCGATTGAAGGTGATTTCGACACTGGAAACGTAAGATTTAAAGCTAGAGAAAGATACAGCTTCGGTTGGTCTGACCCTAGAGGAATCTT